CAAGCGATATAAGGATTCAAGCGATTGATAAAATTTGCTAATTTTGCTTAAAGGGCGTAGGTGGTCCCTTTAAGGTGAAAATAAAAGGAGCCCATTGTTGAGGGCTCCTAATTGGGTTTAGGTTTTTTTATAGGTGCATATGTATCATGTAACCTTCGGTTAAGGTGAAGGTATTTAGGTTAATGTGGTTAATACCGTTTTCGGGGTCCATTTCGTTATATTTATTAATTTGTGTTTGGAGTTTTTCGTAAATATAGTCGTATTCGTTTTTAAAGTTGTCCAAGGTTTTGAAGCCTAAGTTTATTAATTGGAGCATTTGGTCGATTAAGCTTGGTATATAGTCGAAATAGTCCCCATCGTCAGGATTGGAGTTTAACCAGTTATTTAGGTAACTTAGGTTATGGGTTATTATGTTAGCGATTTGGTGTTTTAGGTTTACCTGGTCCTCGAAGGGTAAAGAGGTTATTTGAGCAAAGTAACCTTCGTTATTTGGGTCTCCCGTTATTTCGAAGTATTCGTTATTAATAATGTTTAGGTTACCGGGTAATGAGAGCCCATAAGCTCCAGCATAGTCAATGGTTAAAATTATGGCAAGTTTGTATTGGGGTCTGTTGGGTCCCATAAATAAATTTGTTGCGATTGCATTTAATTCTTGCATTCTCTCTAAATAATTTTTTGTTTCCATAAAATAAAATTTTAGTTGTTAATAATACAATGCAAATATAATAATTATATTTTTATTCCAATCATATATTATATAATAATTTTGCTCCCAGTGGGTAAGTGTAGGATTGAATTCCTGAACATTGGGTCAGGATGTGTTATAGGGCGTAGGAAGTAATTTATTGGGTGATTCTTAAAATCAGGATTACAATAATTGTCATAAGGTAAAGGCCTTTTTCGGTTTAGGCCTTTGTTGGTAGGAATTTTCTGATTCACAAAAAGAAAGGGAGACTTTTTAGGTCTCCCAGTCATTCAGGATTATGTTATTATTATGGAAACTTAGTCTAAATATTGTGAATAAGTGATATAATAATTGAAATCTGATTCATGATATATTAGGGTGTCCCCCATTCTTAAATGTTGATATATTTTTAATGGAGTCCCAGTGCTTATTGTTATTAAATGTAATCCAGCTAATTCTGTTAGGTTATCAATAAAGTTCTGAACAAATTGATTGACTTTATTTTGTAGAGGTTCATCGAATTCCTCTTCCTTTGAATCCATTGTATTTCTAAGCGTGATATTTAATTGTGAAGAGTGATCATTTGGGTTTAACTGGTAATTTAGATTTGCCAGTTCTATGATTGGAATGAAATCCTTGTTAGGTCTTTCGTTTTCTGGGTCAAATTGACCTATTGTTGGAATATTAGCAATGAATCCTGTGATTAAGTTTGCAATTTGATTGTTGAATTCTAGAGCATTCATAATGTTAAGTTTTTAAAGTGATTATTTTAAGTTATTAATAAGGTTTTGTATTGTTGGATTATATGATTCCAAGTCAAATATTCGATTATTGGTAAATAAGTATTGGTTTAATTGTTTTATTGCATAATATAGTTCCATTGTTTCTGATGCAAGTTCTGAGTCATTTGGGTATTTTTGTAATTCCGTTAGGTTATTGTCTAGTGTTTTTAGATTGTTATTAATTATTGATTTAAGGTAATTTTGTCCCAGAGGTTCTGTGATTGGTATAGTTGGGAAATTGATTTGTTGAATTAATTGGTCATCTTTGAAATAAGAGTTGATTGAACAATTGATTGTACTAGGAATATTGATTCCTGAGAATGCAAAATAACTTTTGATTGTAATCATGTTGTTAATGTTTTAGTGTTGTTAATAATATATTTATTGCATTTAATTGCAATGCAAATATAATATATAATAATATAATATGCAAATAAAAATTCGGGGCCTTAAATTTAGGCCTTAATTGATGTCATCTCAATAACATATCAATATCTATCTTCTTTCTATATAGTCTACATGCTTTTAATTTTAATATACCTTCTAGAGTTTATTTTTTACTTTTAATATTAACTCTTAGCTCTATACTTGTAAATTACTAAGATATTTTAGGAAAAATAACCCCAAGGGCCTTAAATCCTTTACACATTGTTGATGGGAATTTTAAATCCTAAGTACTTTTGGGCCCTAAATCCGATAAAATTTTACCTAAAATAGGTACCTGAATACCCTAATTTATTAAATTTAGGCCCTAAAATTACCCAAAATTTTACCATTTTAGGTACCTAGAAGGGCCTTTTTTATTAAATCCGAG